CCCAGCGCGATGGTGCCGGTGACAGTGCCGCCGATGGTCAGGGTGCCGTAGGTGCCCGAAACCGTGGTGGAAGCCACGGTCTGCTCGGGGATGCTGACGGCATAGGTGCCGACGCCGCCCGTGGTGCCCGACAACTGCAACACGATCTGGGTGCCGGTCGCCACGTTGGTGCCGGAGATCGTAGCGCCGTTGACCAGCGTGCCCGAGGTGACGTTGGTCACGGTCAGCACGTTGCCGCTGATCGAGCCGGTCACCGAGAAGGTGCTGGCCGCCACGCTGGACGAGCTGCCGCTCGCCGTGCTGGCCGAGTTCGCCGCCGCGAAGGACGCCAAGCCGTTGGCGAGGTTCGCATAGGCATACTGGCCGGGCACGGCTTCGGTGGCGCCGCTGTTCTTGACCCAATAGTCGCCGCCGCTCATCAGAGTAAGGGGGAAGCCGCTCGGGATGGACATCGTGGCGTCCGACAGGAAGGTCGTAATCAGACCCTGCTGCTCGCGATGAACGAAGCCGCCAACCGGGCCTGAGCCAAAGTTGTTGACGATGGTGGGCGCGCTATCCTGGTCGATCGAGCTCGAGCTCAACCAGGCAAACGCGCCGATGGTAACGCCACTGGAACCCGCCACCAGACCGCCCGGACCGGCGAGGACCGAATACCGGGGATTGCTGCTGGCAAAGTCGCCCGCCACTGCGGGCGCGGGCTGGACGTTGACGCCGACTTGGAAACCGCCGCCGCTCATGTTCGTATCTCCTTAAAGATGTTCGATTTTGGCGGCGTCCGGGAACCGCTCGAAGAAGCCCTTGGCCCCTGCGGCGTCCATGGCCACGCTGGTGGACTGGACCTTGCTGCCCGGCTTGGGCTGCAATTCCAGAATGGTGCGGTAGGCCGACGGGTGGACCCCTTCGGTCTTGACGCCCAGCATCTTGAGCGCGGTGCCATAGACGGCATCGGCGCTGTCGCAGGCGATGGCGAGATCGCCGATCCAGGGGCGCACGACACGCTCAGCGTCGCGGACCTCCTGCTGGGATTTGACCGCGGTCTGGACGGCGGCGGTGATCGCCGCGTCCATGGCCTTCTTCGACACGAAGTCCGGCTTGTTGCCCTCGCGGGCCTTGTCGTTCTGGTTGTCGAGTTTCTTGGCCTTGACCTCGATCTCCTTTTCGTCGTCTTCCTCGTCCTCGGCAGCCGCATCGTCCGGCAGCATCTCGGCCAGCTTGGCGTGATGCTCGGGCGGCAGCTTGTCCTTGAAATAGTCGAGGATGGCGCCCTTGCCCTTCGGCTCGGCGTCCATGGTCTTGTCGTCGTCGGGCTGACCGGTGCCGGGCTTGATGGCCTTCAGCGGGTCTTCCTCGTCGAGACCTTGCTCCTCATTGCCCTCCAGGGCGTCGAGCAGCTTGGCGACGTCGTCGATGCTGGCGTCCTTGGCCAGCTTGCCCTCGGTCTGTTTGCGCAAACCGGCGACGATGCCAGCCTTCTTGTCCTTGAAATTGGTCTTGTTCACACCCTGCAACAGCGGGGTGACGTCGACCTTCGCGTCCTGAGCCAGCCGCGGCATGAGGAACGCCATCAGCGCGCCTTTGGCCACGGTCGCCTTCCGCGACAGTACGATGTTCGTCATGTCGGTACTCTCCTTGCTGTCGCCGACAACCACATCTGGCCCGGCTCTTCCTTCACGCACTAAGGCGACGTGATTACCCACCAGATCCCGCATCACGCCGTCGTAGGCTTCGCCTTCGTGGGTGCCGGGTGTCATGTCCGCGCGGTAGCGATAGGCGCTGGACAATTCCTTCTTGACCTCGCTCTCGATGTCGTCGATCGCGTCGCGTGCCCAGAAAATGAGGCTGTTCGAGAGGTACGGATCCTCATATTCGGCATCGGTGCCGGTCGAGCCGATCACGAGGTCGGGCTGATGGTCGTCGGCTGAGACGGGGACATGCCGCGAGAGGATCGGCAGATTGTTGAAGGTCGATGCGGCCTTCTTCAATTCGTCGGGATGGCGGAGCAGCTTGTAGCGTTTGGCCGGGTCGAGCCCCAGGGCCTCGAAATCCGGGATCTCGCTGCCGAGGTACTCGCAGATGTTGGCCTTGCTGATGTTCGACTTGTCCAGCCGCAGACGGCCGTCAGCGTCGTAGGACCGTGCGGTTGCCCGGTCGAGCGCCATGCCGTTGGTATTGGTGATTTCAGTCATGATGGCTCACGCGCTCGATCTGGCGCTCGTCGATCTCGACAAAAGCGCTATCGTGAAGCACTGGGATATCCCCAGGCGTGACCCAGAGCCCATCAGCACCGAATTGCGCGATGGTGAACTCTGGGTCATCGCGGAAACGGCGGACCCAGTAGAAGCCGGGGGAGCGCATTAGAAGCTCATGTACCCGGCAGCCGAGCAGTAGAGGCTGGTGCCCGCAGTCACCACCTTGAGGGACATGGTGGAGTTCACCGACCCGTAAACCGGGATGCCGCCAGGAGCCTTGACCGCAAAGTTAGACGCCGAGGCAGGAACGTACCTATCCCAAATGACAGAAGCGCCATCAAGCACTTGGATTTCTGAAGCAGTGGCGGCGCTGTTGTCGCAATACAGGGTGTCCAGGCTGTTGACCTGCCCACCGACAGCAGCGTGTAGGGTCACGCTCGTCGCCGTGGTGATCGGCGTCCCGTTGGTGCTGTAATTCCATGTCATTTCGCGCATGGCATAGGGCATCACGATAACGTCGCCAGCCGAGTTCGTCGTGGGGGTGATAGCGACATTGCCACCGCCGACATACACAGCGGCGGTTTGGGAGCGGAAGTAAGAATAGGGCGTGGCAATCATTGGGGTGAAAGCTGCCGCTCTCAGATACCCAAATATGGTACTTACTTCTGTTGCACCGGCGGAGGCCATCACCCGCATGTATCGATGATGGATCGGTCCATCAAACACGCCGCCAGCAGTCGGAAAATTACCAGCAAACGCGCTAGTGCCCGTCTCTGCCGTCTGCCCAGATGCACTGACCCAATTTACCTGGTCATCGCTCTCTTGCATGACATAGACAGCGCCGGAGCCGGATGCGTTGATCTGCCAGAAATCCCAACTTCCGGCGCCCGCCGTATCAAACGGACCCAGAACAACTTGGTTGGTGCTGGGGTTGGTCACCAGCCCGCTGGAAAGAAGGCCTCCGGTGCAGGTTCCCGCAGCCAGCGACGCATTCACACCCGAGCAGATAGAGAAGTTTTGAGCTTCCGCATCGACGTTGGGGCCAGCATACGAGGGAGCGCCGGCAAGCAGCAGCGCTGCCGCGCAAAGCAATGCACGGATCATGTGGGATGTCCTCAGGGTGAAGGCGTGGTGGTGATCAGCCGCCTAGGCGATGACGTCCGGCAGGATCGGCTCCGGCCAGCAGCGGCAATTCCAAATCATGCCTGGATGGGCGTGGTGACCTGGGTCGCATTCCGGCGGGTCATCCCACCGGTGAAAGGTTCCGTTCAGGGCCCGGTGCGAAGATCGAACATCCGTGTCGGCCGAAGTGCGCCAGATATATCCTTCCGAGCCAATATGCTGCGCCCTGGCCATCGTCAAGCCGGATGAGACGCGGGCAATCTCAGTGCGGGCGATCAGGTTGGCGCGGCTGATCGTGACCTCGCCAGTGCGCATGATCTCTTGGGCCAGCTCGCGCTGCCGGGCGCCTGTCTCGGTATGCGCCTCGAGGGCCAGCTTCTGCACCCGCTCGGCCGCATCACGAGGCAGGCTGGTGATCAGCACCACTTGCTCGTCGAGATATTGCCGCAGGACCTGGCCGATCGGCGCCGACTGGATTTCGAGACGCAGGTTGCGCGATATGTCGCTGGACAGCGCCGCCCAGGCCTTCTCGTCGCGTTTCATCAGATCCGACAGCATGGCGCTGGCCGCTGATCGGGCCCAGGCGCTGATGATCGTCGAATAGCCGGACAAGGCTTCCTGGCAGGCTTGCATCGACGTCAGGTCGAGCGGATCGAAGGCGCCGGTCAGTTGGCCGATCTGCCTCGCGATCTGCCGCAGCTTCCGCGCATATTGGAATTCGGCACGCCGCACCTTGGCGAAATAGGCCTTTTCCTTGCGCTTTCCGAAGCGGGCGTCGTCGAAGGCGAAGTTCAATGCGGTCTCACCATTGGGGAAGGACGAACGATACCACCTGTTTCACCAGGCAGTTAAGAATTGTCCTCTTCCCACTCGATTTCGTAATCGACGGCGCCGCCGCTGGGGATGGTGTTGCCGCCGAAATTGATGGCGATGATGTCGGTGGTGCCGCGCAGGATCGCCGCCTTGTCCTGCCTGATCGCGAAGTCGCGCACGACGGGCAGCGGCGCGGCCGTGCTCAGGTTCAAGAACAGGCGATCGGTGGCCATGGCGCCAACGGCGGTGCCCAGGCCGGTGGGGTTGGCCGAATAGACCGCGACGGCGGCGGAGGCGGCACCATCGTTGATATCGTGCTTCACCGCGGTGGCAGCGCTGCTGGCGCCGCCCGTGTTCACCGCCGAGCGCCGGATGAGCTGGACGGGAATGGCGCCAGCGGTGGTGGCAATGCCCGACAGCCGGATCGATTTCAAGCGGACCGTCTTCGAGCCAGAGCCGGTGATGGTGATGAAGTCGGTGCAGGCGGCGGCCGGAGTGAGGCCAACGCCGGAGACGCGATAGGTCGCCTTGGTGCCGTCCGAGCTGACGGCCGCCACGCCGATGGTGCCGGGGGCGGCGCGCTGGCGGTCGATCGTCGCGCCATTGAAGAGGCCGGGATTTTCGATGACGACATTCTGCGGCGCGCAAGCATCCGTCGTCGCCGCGCGCTCAACGAAGTACAGCCCGGTGACCGGGTCGTACAGGGCCTCTTCCTCGATCCCCACGCCGATCGGCAAGAAGCCGCTGAGGCCGGGTCCGTCGGCGGAGAAGGCGTCGTAATAGACGGTGGTGTAGGTGTTCGCGAGCTGGATAGCCGACAGCAGCGGCACCGTGTTGGTGCCCTCGACATAGCTCAGGTCGACATAGACCGCCTCATAGCTGCCCGACGTCGGGAAGGATGCGGTCGCCAGCATCACCTGCATGCCGGCCTTGAGACCGGTATTAGCGCCGATCGTCAGCGACAGGCTGCCCTGGGTGCCGCCAGCGCTGATAGTCTGGCTGGTCTTTCCCTTGCCCTGCAGGTTGCGGGCGCGGTCGAAGCTGCCGCCGCCGGGGCCGCCGCCATTGAATTCATATTCCGCCGCCACGGCGGTGCCAATGCCGGCCGCGCCATCTGCCTCGCCGGCGGCATCGCGTTCCTGGTTGTAGACGAAACCGCCGACCTTCGAGTTGGTGCCGTGGCTCTTGCCAAACACGGCCGAGAAGGTCGTGCTGGTCACCGAGGTGACATAGACATATTCCTGGTTGGCGCCCGTATCGATCGACAGCGTCGATCCCTGCTGGATCGACCAGGGGACGCCGTTGATGGTGCCGGACATGGCGCCGGGGGTGACCGCCTGCGGGCTGGCATTGGCCGTGATCGCCAGGGCGATCGACGTCTTGAACGACATGGCGAAATTGGCGGCAGAAGCCGAGATGCCATTGGCCGGGATGCCGTCTTCACCTGTTTCGCGCTGGCGGTCGAGATTGCCAGCGACGTTGAGCAACTGAGCCACGCCGCCCGTCAACTGGCCATAGCTGGTGCCGGTCAGCGCCTGATTGTCGGCATTGTGGAAGACCGAGGCGGTGAGAACCCGCACAATCCCGGAACCATCCTGACCACCAACGACCGCAGCGGTGTTGCCGGAGGCCGACCCGACCGTGCCGGTGCCTTGGACGGCGACCTGGCCAGCCGAATTGACGGTGGCGACATTGGCGGCAGTGGCGGGATCGGCGATAACCATGGCCTGGCGCGAGGCTCCGCCGGTTCCCGAGTTGAACACGTCAACCGAGGCGCCCGTTCCGGGGGTAACCGTGATGGCAGCTTCGACGCTCATGACTTCTCACTTCCTGGAGATGCGTTGTCTTCGTGTGGGTTCGGGGCGCCAGGGCCATGATGGCCGCCCGCCGCCGACCCCGGCGCCCCTGGTGAAGCGCCGAGAGGCTCAGGCGCTTCGCCTTGGAATTTCGATGATGATCGGCGTATAGTGTTCCCGAACCCGCTCCCACCTTGGGCAAGAGCCGAAAGGCCCATCGTGCGTAGACCGGCCCGTTCGTATGGGGGTTGGCCGAATCACCGGGTTCTCATTTCCCCTCTTCCTGCTCAAAGCCTGTCACCAACCAGTGACCAGCTTCCCCATGGAAGTCCGGTGAAAGAGATGCCACCCAGCCGCCATGCGCGATCTGAACTCGCGTCCGACCCTGCCGCGTGACGCCGACTGACACTTTGCCGTGGGCTAACACGTCGGACATTTTCTTGGCCGCACCTTCGCCTCGCTTGGCAATGATGTGCGCAATGCCGCCGTTTTTGTCGCCCCAGCGGAAGTCGATCGCGCCTATCTCCGGCCGCGTCATGGCGCTCATGACATCGGCCTTCGACGAGATGACCTTATCCATCGCCTCGGCGCCCTTGGCGGCTTCGGCGTGCGGATCGAACTCGCCACCGCCCTGGCCACCGGAGCCGAACTGGCCGCCTTCGCCGCGCGGGTGCTTGGCCTCTTCCCATTCGCCGTCCGCGCCGAGATCGCAATCGGCGGCGGCCTGGTCATACTCCTCGGCACCGGGCTGCTTGCCAGCTTCGCCAGCGCCGCCCAGCAATTCGGAGATATCCGGTGCTGGCGTATCGTCGGGGTCCAGGCCCTGGTAAGGGCTATCGGGATCGTCGGATAGCCGCTGGCGGGCGTCCGTCGCCGAAATAATGCCAGCATCAACCAGAGCGGCGTCGGTCTGCGCTTTGGTCAATTGCATCTCGGCCATTTCCTTCTCGTCCAGAGCGCGCAGCGGCTCGAATTCGAAGGTGATGTCCGGATCCACTTCCCCGAACTCGGAAAGCTGGATGAAACCGACAATCCGCGTCAGATTGGGGCGGAACAGCGTCTCCTGTGACGAGTGTATCCAGTCCTCGAAGGTCCGGATCTCGCCTTCGGAAGAGGCGTTCAGACCGGCCGGCTGGATGCCCAGCAGTTCGACGATCGGGATGCCCGACACTGCGGCCATATGCTCTTGGGTCTGCGCCTGCAGCTCATGCAATCCCGAGAGAGGAGCCGCCACGTTGGCGAAATCCTCAGTTTCCTTGTCGACAATCATCACGCCGGCATTGTCACGGCAGGCGTTGAAGATATCCGCCCGCTTCATGACGTCCTCGCCATTGAGTGCGAGGGATTCTAGGGCGTTGGTCTTCAGCACGAAAACCGAGAAGGAGCTGATGATGTCAGCAACGCTCTGGCGGGTGCGCAACCAATTATCGACGTAGGGCTTCGCCATCTGGGACAGCGACAGGCCGCCGAACGAATAGGCCGGCTTCAGCAGGTCCGGCACCTCGCGTCCGATGAAGGTCAGCAGGCGCGATGCGTGGATCTCCGTGCCCATGACGAACCAGGCGTTGGGCTTGTACCATTCCGGCTTCAGCGGATTGTTCGAGTTGTAGCTGGTCGGGTAGCACCAGACCGCCTCGATCGGCTTCAGGCGCTTCAAGCTTCCCTTGGCGACCTTCGACCGGCTGATTTGATCGTGACCATCGCCGATTGGCGTCTTGAGCTCGTCCCGGTCATCGGTGGTGCCGAAGTCGAGATAGAGGTGCCCGCGCCCGAAGAAGCCATCCTGCTCGGCCGCCTTGCGGAAGACCTCGCGGACATTAAGCCGCTTCATCGCCTCTTCGATGACAGCGATCTTGTCGCCCTTATCGTCTTCGCCTACGGCACGGAACTTGATCCACTTCCGGGTCATATGGCGGGCGATCACTTCGCTGATGCGCCGATATTCCGGGCGCTGCGCCAGCTCGGCCAGCACCGGATAGCCGATGAAGGTCTGACCCTCGATCATGGCCCCAGCGAGTGCGGTTCCCGCCCAGCCGGCCAGGCCGCCGAACGGATCGTCCATCGCCATCTTCGGCGCGACGCCGGGTGGATGCTGCGCCATCTTGAACAGGCTGACGGCATCCTGCGCTGGCACGCCTTTCGATGACCGGCGCATGCGCGCACGGACCATCGCCATGTCGCTGATATGCATCTTCGGCCGCTTGCGGGGAACCCGAGGCTGGCGAGCCCGGCCGCTGCTGGGGGCAGACGTCACTATCGGCGCCGACGCTTGATATTCGCCAGCGCAGCGTCGCTGATCGTGAGCCGGCCGCCGCCGGGAGCGAAGGTCGTCGCCAGCGCATCGGCAATATCAGGGGATCGCAATCCGCGGGCTTTCATCTCGTCCTTGCTCTCCACAACGATCCGGCCGGAGCTATCGAATTTGTATTTGACGCTGGCCAGTTCGCCCGCCAGATCCTGCGCATGTTCGCCCTCGGCGCCGACGAACGACGGCTCTTCATCGGCCAGCCAGTCCCGCATCTCCAGCCACAGATGATCGCGCAGGCGCAGGCCTTGGGCATCGATCTTGGACTTGCGGCGCTCGGGCGCGGCCTCGGCGACGTTCACCGCCACCACCGGCTGCTTGACTTCCTTGAGGCGGTCGACGACACCGGCGCCGACGCCGATTACGTCCACATGGATCGCGTCGGCATTCAGTTCCCGACGCAGCGCCACGGCCCGGCCGGCCGTCACCATCGTGTCTTGTTTCGAGGCGATCTCGATGTGCTCGATCGTGGTGCCGGCGCGCAGCACGAAGACCGTCCGGTCATCGCCGTAGCGCGCCACGTCAACGCCGAGGATCCGTTTGCCGGTAGACGGCCTGGGCTCGCGTGTCAGCGCCGCCTCCGCCGCCTCGAGCGGGATCAGCACGTCGTCATCCTGCTTGGGGAATTCCCCGTCGGCGCGCACTCGGACGATGTTCGAGTTTTCGCCGTATTTCTTGACCAGCGACGCCCGATAGCCTTTGTCCACCAGCGGAGAATCGCTGCAGGAGAAATGGAGCGTCTTATAGGACGATCGGTCCTGCTTATGCGACCTGGCGAAGAAGCCGGTGTTGCGCGTCGGGTTGCCGATCATCAGCAGCCGCGCGCCCGGGCTCGACAGAGCGCCTTCCGCCACCTCGAAGATCACGTCCGGAACACCGGATGCCTCTTCGATCACAAACAAAATGGAGCCTCCGCCGTCGCTGCGCTGGATCGCCGCGTTGCCGTCCGCGCTGATATCGACGTCAGAGGCATGGAAACCTTGCAGGGCGTCGGGGTTTTCCTTGCGGCTGGTGCGCGCCACCGCGAACCATTCGGTCGGCGCGCCCTTGTCATAGACACGGTCCTGAGTGACGCCGAACAGGCTCGACAGCCACAGTTCCGAGGGCAGGCCATCGGCCTTCGCCTTCTCGTCGCCGCGGCGGATCCATTTCGCCAGTTCCGCCCACAGCACGCTGTATAGCTGGCTGGCCGACGGCGCCGTGGCGACGATGCGGCTATAGTCGAAGCACTCTAGGTGCCAAAGGATGATGCCCGACGTCGCGCCCGATTTGCCGACACCGTGGCCGGCGCGGGCGCTGACCTTGGCGCCGGAGGGTGAGATGGCCGAGAGCAGTTCGCGTTGCTGGCCGGTCGGGTTCAATCCCAGGCGGTGCCGGACATAGAGTTCCGGCTGCTTCCGCCACACGCCCCTCAGTTGCCGATACTGCTCCCGGTCATCCTTGGTGATCGGCATCGTCGGCCGCTTCGGCAAGGGTCGCGGCCAGCAGGCCCGAGACACCGCCGCCTTCGATCTGGATCGGGCCGCCGTTCTTTCCGGTGTGCTCCACCTTCTCTTTGAACAGCCCATGGCGCCGGCCAAGCATTTCGAGCCCCTGTGTCTTGGCAAAGCGGAGGGTGAAGTTTCCGTTCCTATCCCAGCTCCAACCGACAATGGCACGCCGCTTGTCTTCCGGCAGGGCGGCCACATCATCGGGAGACTTCACATCGATATAGTCCGCGGGATCGTATAGGGCGATCCGCCGCATCTCGATCTCGGCATCATCTGCCGTGGCCTTCAGGCGTTGAAGCTGATCGGCCCTCAGCTCGGCTATGCGTACCTTGACGTCCGGCTTCTTCAGCAGGCGGCAGCCGGCGGCATAGGCCGTCTTGGGTGAATAGCCGGCATCCTTCGCAGCGCGCGTGGCGTTGCCGTCGATAGTGTATTCGACGCAGAAGCGGCTTTCTTTGGGGGTCATAGTAGGCGCTCCAAGGCGCGGCCACTCCAGGGGCTCATAGGGCCACCTCCAGAGTGTTTCGGCTTTTCCGCCTTGTTGATTGCTTCGACTTATAGTGCTTCTTCCGAAAGCTATCAACAAAATGTTGTGTTTGCTCCTGCACCGGCGTCAGGCACAGGCAGTCGAGCGGGATCGGAACCGGCGTCATCACCTTGCACACGGGCAGGGCGATTTTCGGCTGATTATTCTTGTCGAAGCTCCAGCACGGCCCCTCATAGCCGGCCCAGGTGCCGGATTGGATCTTGAAGGTTTTGCCGAGCATCCAGTCCAGATCCGGTGTCTCGGATGTCTGCCTGATCAGCTTCTCGCACTCATAGCGCATGTCCTTGATCGCATCGTCCGACACCGGAAGCGGGTTCATCGGGCTTCGCATGATGCTGATCCATATCCCGCGCCGCTCGGCGATCTCCCTGATCTGCGATATCAGCCGCCCCACCGCATCGGTTCGGACGAAGAGATAACTCGGCAGGATGGTCCCCTTCACGGTCAGGCCGCATTCAGGCAGCACGCCCAG